TATATCTACATTCGTAAACCATTCAAATAGGAATTCAATTACTCAAGGCTATCATGAACAAAGAAAAATCTTTAATTACTTGGAACGAGTCTGACGCACACAGTAAAGCTTTAGCTTTTGAGCAATTTGCAGAAGCTGGAGATGCTTATACTGGCGTTTCAAAGGGTAATCACTATAGAGACTTTAAAGATATAGAACCGAACAGAAGTGTTCGACCAGGGTATACACTTCGTGATTATTACTCTTTTAGGCCGGAAGAAAGACCAGCCGGTAAACAAAAAAGAGTCATCAAGATGTGCATGGATGCATATGACAAGGTTGGAATCATTAGAAATGTCATAGACTTGATGGGAGATTTTGGTTGTCAAGGTATAAACATAGTCCATGAGAATAAAAGTGTAGAGAAGTTTTATCAGCAGTGGTTTAAAAAGATAGGGGGAAAAGAAAGATCAGAAAGATTTCTTAATACTTTATACAGAACCGGTCAGGTTATTTGCTATAGAAGTTTTGCTAATATTACTCCAGAGATAGTAAAATACATAAAGTCTATGGGGTCAGAGATAACAGTTGAGCTTCCAGAGTTCGATAAAAATCAAATACCTTGGAGGTATACGTTCTTTAACCCCCTAACGATTGACACTTCTAATGGCAATATTAATCTCTTTTTGGGTAGGAGAGATCTAGAAATAACAGTAAATACATTTCTAGACAACTTTAAAGACGGAGAAGTACCTCAAAAAATAATAAACTCTTTACCTCCTGACATACAAAGCAGAGTAAAGAAAGGCGAACGAAAGATACCTCTAGATCCAAAAAGGCTTGCGGTTTTCTTCTATAAAAAAGACGACTGGAACAACTGGGCCAACCCGCTTATATACGCAATTCTCGATGATATTATAATGCTTGAGAAAATGCGTCTTGCCGACCTGTCTGCATTAGATGGTGCAATCTCCAATATCAGACTATGGACACTTGGTGATTTAGATCATAAAATCCTTCCAAATAAAGCTGCTATCAATAAGCTTAGAGATATTTTAGCTAGTAATGTTGGCGGCGGTACTATGGATCTTGTCTGGGGTCCAGAGCTTAAATTCTCAGAGAGTAATTCTCAGATATATAAATTCTTAGGTTCTGAGAAGTACCAATCTGTATTAAATAGTATTTATGCTGGACTTGGCGTTCCTCCCACTCTAACTGGTATAGCCGGTCAGTCCGGTGGATTTACTAATAATTTCATATCTTTAAAGACTCTGGTCGAAAGACTTCAATACGGTAGAGATCAACTCACTCTATTCTGGGAGAGGGAGTGCGAGATAGTCAGAAAGGCTATGGGCTTTAGAAAATCTCCACATATTATGTATGACCAAATGAGCTTATCTGATGAGTCTAGTGAGAAAAACTTATTAATCCAACTGGCAGATAGAGACATTATATCACACGAAACTATTCTTGAAAGATTTAAAGAAGTTCCATCCGTTGAAAAGATGAGACTAAAAAGAGAAGATAAAGACAGAACAAAAGATAATCTACCAGAAAAAGCTAGTCCTTTTCACAACCCCAACCATAATCAAGATATGGAAAAGATTGATAGGCAAGGCGAAATCAATGAAAAAATAGCCGTAGAAAAAGAAAAACAAAAACCAGCACCAGCCGCACCTCAAGGTGGAAGACCTGCAAATAAGCAAGACAGTGGCCCTAGAAAAAAGAGGGTAGATACTCCAAGATCAAAACCCGGAGTTGCAGAGTTAATGGTTTGGACAAACGACAAGTATGACAAAATATCAAGATTTGTCAATGAGGCTTACTTATCTTCTCATAACAAGAAAAATATGCGTAATCTCACAAAAGCCGAGGTTGCTGACATAGAATCCATTAAATTAGATATACTATCTAATGTTAAATTAATGGGAGATTGTGATGTAGATGAAATTGTAGAGTGTTTAAATTCTCAAAAAAGACTTCCCTCGCAGGTTAGAAATACCTTAAAATCTAAAAATATTTCTCCAAACAACATGAGCCTTTTAGATTATCAAAGACGGGCTATATCAGCATTTATTGAGCATTCTTTGGGTAGTTAAATTCAGTTTCCTTAAAAAAATAATTTTTTTGTGTATATTATCTGTAGAGGTAAAAATGACTATACAAATATTCCAAAACGAAATAGATGACGGCATTGGTGAACTCGTTAAGAGTACTGCCAGTGTTGCGTATTGCTCTGAGGCTATTAAGGCTGACGCTTTTAAAGTTCCAGTCAGTATTTCCGACAGAGCTTTTGCAGAAAATAAAGACCAAATAGACCTATATTACTTAGAGTCTGTTTTAGTTTCGTGTGGCTGGAATAAGAACGACGATGTGTTTATGCCAGAGGCGACCTGGGCAGCAAGAAACACACCAGAAGATAAACAATTCAATTTTATGCACGATGAGAATGATATTATCGGGCATATTACTGGTAGTTATGTCTTAGGTAAAGACGGTAAGGCTATTGCAGACGATTCTGAGCCACCAAAAGACTTTGACATAATTACTCAGGCTGTCCTTTATAATAGCTGGACTGGTGAAGAAAATAGAGAAAGGATGGAGAAAATAATCTCCGAAATAGAGGATGGGAAGTGGTACGTTTCTATGGAGTGTCTATTTGCTGGCTTTGATTATGCATTAATTGATAATAAAGGTGTAGCAAAAGTGTTAGCTAGAACGGAAGAATCTTCGTTTTTAACAAAGCACCTTAGATCATACGGTGGAGACGGAATATACGAAGGTTACAAGGTAGGTAGAGCATTGAAAAATATTTCTTTTTCTGGTAAGGGTTTAGTTTCTAAGCCTGCTAACCCAAGAAGTGTAATATTAAAATCAGTTGCTTTTAACGTAGACTCAAACGATCTTAATTTCAATATAGGAGAATTTAATATGAGTGACGATCTCTTAGAAAAGCAGTTGGCAGATGTGGTTTCACAGCTTGCCGAAGCAAAAGCTGAGAATGAAGCCATTAAAGCTAAGATTGAAGAAGCAAAAGATAAAGAATTTGCTACTAAAATTCAAGCTTTTGAGAACTCAGCAGAACAAAGTCAAGCAACCATTGATGAGCTTAATGAATCAATTAAGGCAAATCAAGCTCGCGTAGCAGAACTTGAAGATGCGCTTCAAACATCTCAAAGCGAATTAGCAGAAGCCATGAAAGAAATGGACGACATGAAGAAAAAAGCTATGATGCAAAAAAGAAAAGCAAGCTTGACTGAAGCTGGACTTGACGAACAAGAGGTTGAAGACACTATTGCTTCATTCGACGCTCTAGGAGAAGAAGCTTTTGAGGCTGTTGTAGCTCTCATGAAAAAGAAGTATGCCGATAAGCACCCTATGAAGAAAAAAGAAGATGAAGCTGAAGCAGCAATGCCTCCAGAACTAAAGGAAGCTATCGAGAAGAAGAAAAAAGAAAAAGAAAAAGAAGCTAAGGCAGACGAAGAAGAAGCTTTAGCAGAAGAAGCAACACCAGAGCTTGTTGAAGATTTAGAAACATCTGAGGCCGCATTGGTAGAACAAGAAGTTGAACTAGAAGATCAACTTGAATCAACTAGAGCCTCAATTTCTGACTGGCTTTCTAAGAACGTACTCTCAACCAAGTAATCAATAGGAGATAATAATCATGGCTCTTAAAACAGATAGATACGAAGAATCAACTGATATCAGCTATTTTTATAATGCTGGTACAGCAACTCGCGGTGGCGTTGTTTGCCACAGCGTTTTGAGCGCTTCTGGTGCAGCCTTGGATCAAGGTGATAACCAAGTGGCATATACTACTGCTGCTGCAACAAGCGTTCCTGTTGGCATCCTTTTAAACGATGTTGTCAATAAAGATTTAACAAGAACCCACTTGAATTTCTATAAAGATGAAATTCAGCAAGGTGGTAAGGTGACTGTTATGACTCGCGGTTGGGTTGTTACAGACAACGTAGATGGAACACCTAGCCCTGGCGATATGGCCTATGCTTCAAATGCAGTAGCTGGTAACATTTCTACCACTGCTGATGACGCACAAGCTTCCGGCAACTTGGCTATTGGTCGTTTTATGTCAGCACCAGATGCTGATGGCTATTGTAAAGTCTATGTAAATCTTCCTAATCACGGCCCACTTGCGTAAGCCATAACTCAAAGGAGAAAATAATAATGTCATATACAGAAAGACCTAGTGATGAATTCATCAAACTGCTCCGTCAGTCTGGTGATGCAGATATGAATGTAGCTTATGCTGCGCAAAGAGAGTTTGCTAAAGCTCTTGAGACACCTCTTAGAAAAGGTGTTTTAATCGGTAATATTCTTGGTGATATTTTCGAGACTATCAATGTCGAGCCAGGAGGAAGCACAGAGTATCCATTGGATCTTCTTGCGCCTGGAACAGAAGGTGAACACGTAGCTTATACCAATCCCGGTCATGGTCGTATTCCTGAGCGTGCGGTTGAGAGTGACTACGTTATGATTCCAACTTATAGCATTGCAAGCAGCATTGACTTCTTGCTTCGCTATGCTCGCGAGGCACGTTGGGACATCGCCGCTCGCGCTATGCAAGTCATGGAAGCTGGTTTTGTTAAGAAGATGAATGATGACGGTTGGCACACACTTCTTGCTGCTGGTGTTGATCGTAACATCTTGGTTTTCGACGGTGACGCAACAGCAGGTTTCTTCACAAAGAGACTGGTTAGCTTAATGCAAACTGTTATGAGAAGAAATGCTGGCGGTAACACCGGAAGCGGTAATCGTGGTCGTTTGACAGATCTGTATGGATCTCCAGAAATGCTTGAAGACGTTCGTAACTGGGGTCTTGACCAAGTTTCTGACGCTGTTAGAACTACTATCTACAATACCGGTGGTGAATCACCTGTTACTAATTTGTTTGGCGTTCAGCTTCACGATTTAGATGAGCTTGGTGAAGGTCAGGAATATCAAGACTTCTTCGTTGACGCTCTTGGCGGTTCTGTCGAAGCAAGTGACGTAGAATTGGTTGTTGGTCTTGACCAAAGCACAAATGACAGCTTCGTGATGCCAATGAAGCAAGCTGTTTCTGTCCACGAAGACCCTGCGTTGCACAGACAACAAAGAGTTGGATGGTATGGTTGGGCTGAGTTAGGTTTCGGTGTTCTTGACAACCGAAGAATAATCTTAGGCTCATTCTAAGCTATCACTCCATTTAGAATTCAGTCGGAAAGGTAATCGAATGATTGCCTTTCCTTTTTTTATATATGGATTGGAAATGTGTATAATACCATAGAATATATTAGGATCTTTTTTTTAGGAGTAAAAAATGGCAGCTTTGTCTGATTATCTAGAATCCGGGCTACTACATCATATTTTTAGAGGGGATTCTTTCCCAAAACCAACAGGCATTGCTTTAGCTTTGTGTAGCGGGGTTCCTCCAGAGTCTGGAAATGGTGCAAATTATGAAACTGGTGGGTGGCTACCAGAACTCCCCTCTGGCATTAATGGGTCTGGAACTGGATATTCTAGAATAGACCTGGGAGATCCATCTACGGCTGGAAATGCTGCATGGAACTTCAACACAGCAACACTAGACAATGGAAGTAGCGGTGTATTTAGTGTCATATGGAATTCTGGTAATTTAACATTTGATACAGCTTTGCTTGACTTAGGTTGGGTTTCTGGCATTGCCATTACAGACCACGCAGGGTATGGTTCTGGAAACTTACTCATGGTAGCCGCGCTAAATAACCCAAGGATAGTATACATGGGAGACAATCTAAAGTTTGATCCAGAAGCATTACAAATTAGTTTTAAATAGAGATAAATAATGGCAATACTATCTAAGTCAGAGTATTTAAATCAAATAAATACTCTATTCCCAGACCAGTCTTCTCAGGCTATATCTCCGTCAGATCTGAGAACAATGTTTGTGGATTTGGGAGATTCTATAAATAGCCTCTTGTCCGGTGTCAATTTATATAGCAATAATTTTAAAGAAGAAAATAGGACAGGAAGCTCTAGATACAAAAGAACTATTATAATAGGTAGGGACAACTTACAAAAATTAGAGTTTGTTGGACGAGAAACTTGTGATAATATTGCTATTGGATATAATGTATTAAAGCAAAACTACGACGGTAAAGAAAATGTATCTATAGGTATAAACACCTTAGATTGTAATCTTTACGGGTCTTTAAATACAGCATTGGGCCACTATGCGTTAACTTCAAACCTCCAGGGTTCTGGTAATACAGCTTTAGGATATTTAGCTTTATCTGATAATAAGCAAGGTAACTTTAATGTAGGAGTTGGTTATGGGGCTGGTTATTACATTAATCAATACGACAATTATAAATTGTTTATTGGTGCGCATCCAGGGGCAGTTTCTGGTTGTGTAACAAACTATGATGATGGTCCAAACCCCCTTATATACGGGGATATGGATTCACGTAGAATGGGTGTTAATGTAAAGTACCTACATCCACATGGTGTATTACAAACTTCTGGTGATATAACCCCTTCTTTAGACTACAACTTTAATCTAGGTAATGCAAATACGGCTTGGTCTTCTGTTAATGAGCTTGTTTATTTTTCTGGCGGTAAGGTTGGTATTGGTACGGACTCTCCCTCTGGAGTTCAGGGTATTCTTACTGTAGATGGTAATGTTGTACCTAATATAGATAGTGTATATAGTCTAGGTGTTGAAAACTTGAGGTGGGATGGTTATTTCAACGACATTCTAGTTAGTGGCAGAGCTAGTATTAATAATTTTGAGTACAACACCCTAACGGAATGTTTATATGAATGCACAACTTTACACCTTGGTTCTAGCGGATTGTGCGATGACGGTGACTGGGCAGAAGCAAGCAAGGTTTGCGGATATTTAAGCGATGCCGGTATTGATGGTGCTGGATTCATAGCTCACGCCAGTGGTACTAGTTACATAAGAGATTATAGTTGGTTATTTAGGTCTAGTGACCAAAATATAGAATGCCTAGAAGAAGACAGTGTTTATTCTAGATCTCATTGGGAATCTAATGTAAGTATCAAAACTCTCCCCGGCAGACATGTTGCTACAGATAGGATTCTTGGTGACAGTAAGTTAGCTTTAGTTAAGCAGAGTGGTTGCCAAGGTATATTTTTAACTACTAATTCTCCAGATAAAGTACATGTTGCTTATGAAAGAGATTTAGATGCTGATTATCCATATTTCTCTGGAGTAGACGTAAACTTCCTTGGTGATTCTGGTGTTAATGATAACTATATAGTTTCTTTTGGTTCTCCTGGCTCTGGCATTGAAGTAGGAACTAGATATACAACAAGAGTTTCTGGCGACCCTCACGGTTTTGGTTTTATTTATCATGACCATAAAAATGAGTTAAATTCTAATAATCAACCTAAAGACAGGCTATCATTACATATTTATGATTCTGGAAATGTAAATCCAGTTCTAGAAGCTGTAACTGTTATGCGGACAAGCGGAGAGCTTGGTAACGGCTTAGTAGGTGTAACTAATGTTAGCTACGCAGACAACACAGAAGTATTTAATCCAGAGACTATATTCAATATCTACTCTGATTCTGAGGCTGATCTTAGAGTTTCTTCTTCTGGTAAGAATGAAGTTTCTTTACAGCTTATGTCTAATGGTAATAAGCCTGCCTCTGGTATTGAGGTGTCTTATAATCCAATTGATAACAACACTTACTTCAGAT